CTTTGTCCAATGTCTAACCAATGATAACCAGTCCATACCTGTAGTACTTCTACGTCTGTGTTCCAAATTAAACTACCTACGTTAAATTTAAGTGTATCTCTTTCTGCTGTAGTTATTTGCCTTGTATTATCAGGGTCAAACGTACCTAAATTTATTTCTAATATTCTTACTAACCTGTTGTAAATATCAGGGGTAACTTCACTACCCATTGATATAGGAAGCCTAGTAGCTAAAAGCCTACTCATCTTCTGCCGTCGCTCCTCGTATCTATTCTAGTAGCACCTAGTCTCCACCCAGTGTCTTCATTACCAGAATCGGTATTATCATCATAAGATTCAAGCCTAAGTACGACTTGTCTTGCTCTGCCTCTTATGTGTGCTTGTTGTGTTGTACTACCTACCGCACTAGTGCTATTAGTAGCAAGTGTATCTCCAGGAAAATTTCTAGTTTTTAAAACTAAATTAACTTTACCAGCTGAACTATTATTTAAAAATTTAACATCAGGTACTATTCTGTTTATAAAAGCAAACTGTTCACCGTCGCCTATATCAAAATCACTACTTTCAATAAATACGTTAGTCATAGGGCTACCGTCATCGTTATAACCGAACTCATGTTCGTATAGGTAGTTATTACTTGTAGCTCTAGGGTAATCAACTGTACCTTCATCAAGCCATGCTGTCCTACTTAACTGACCGTAAGTCCAGACATTATCGTTATAATCGTAAACTACGTATCTATCTATTTCTCCTGAATTAGCAGAAGGGTAAAACCAACCTACTTCATCATGAGCATTATTAGTAAACGCACATATTTTAAAAGCTTGACCTGAGTTAATATCATCAAATACATAACTTAGTACGCTACACGGCACTTTTTGTACGCTACCGTTATAAACGTAAAAATTATCATAACCCATCCAGTAAACACCGTTAGGGGAAGTAACAGCCCCATTAGGTGAAATAAGCCCAGTATTATTATTTATTAAATTTAAACCGAATGTAAAAGGTGGTCCAATAAACTGCATACTGTATAGAGCTGTATCAGTCCATATCAGAGTTTCTTGTCTAGCTTTTACCGAACCTATAATTAAACTTCCTTCAGATAACCTCAGACTACCTGCGGTATTAGTTTCTTTAGGCTCAAACTCTAGTAAACTTTCTTGATCTCCAAAGACTACAAGCATAGGGTCAAGTACACCAGTTCTACTAGTCCCTGATATAGGATCAGCACCTAAGACTATAATATGTCTGTCAGTTTCTGATACTGTAACACCTAAAGCTATAGTAGGTACTAAATTAGCACCAGTTTGTGCACTGAGTAATTCAGCTCTTGTAGATACTCCGTCGCTAGTGTCATGGTAATATATAGCACCATTACGTACAGCTAGTAATAAATCTTCACCAAAATGATCATGTGACCATAAACGTAACTGATTAGTCTGTGTTAAAGAAGTTACTGAACCATAACTGCCAGCTCCCCATGTGTCTACGCCCCAACCTGTTGATTGTACATACGTATCAAGACCTACGTTGATTTGATACGCTCCGTCAACTCCGCTACCTCCGTTTCCGCTATCACTACTGTTAGCTGTTACTGTGCTCCCGCCAGTATCTTTAGCTGTAAATGTATATGTATTAGTAGTAGGAACACTAGCTATTTGATATTCTTGATTTAGTACCGCAGCAGTTATTAAACCACCTAAACTAACTGCTCCGCTAATAGTGACAAAATCACCTTGTACACAACCATGATTAGAATCAGTAGCAGTTATAGTAGAGCTGCCATTAGTAGCAGAAAAAGTAATACCATTAGTAGTCGTGGCTCGTATGGGGGTAACATCATTAAAACTATTTCCTTCGTTTATGTAATATTTTAAATGTGTGCCTAATCCTAAAAATTTGCTACCGTTGAGAGAAACCCAAGAGTGTAAAGCACGACATGTACCTAAAAAACTATTATCTGAATCTTTACGCCAACCACCTATTTTTTCTGGTCTACCAGCATTAAATCTTACTAAATTAGTATCAAACCAACCACCTTCGCTATCATAGGCTGTGCCTTCACGCATAATTCCTGGTTTGAATACAAATTTATTTAACGGCATATTAAACCTCGTGCCACTTTTTACCTTCAAACAATAAAGCTTCAGCTTCACGTCTGCGTATTAATCCTTGTTTAACCACGCCACCTGCTTTATTCCATCTTTTTATTTGATTTGGCACATCTTCCCAATCTTTGTTATTTAATTTTTGAAGGAGTGTACTAGAAGATAAATTAGTTGGTCCTAAATTGTAAACCCAAGAAACTAAAGCGTCGAACTCATTTTGTTTTAAATCTGTTTCAACCATATGATTTACATAACTTTCATACTCATTCATTTCTTCAGTAAGTAGGTCATCTGCTTCTTTTTGTGTAATAGTGTCACCTTTTTCTACGCCTTTAGTAGAACCGTAACCTATAGTCCATACTCCTGCTGCACACTTGTATGATTCAAGCTCACAGCCCTCGAATTTTTTAATCAAGGCTATACCTTCTTGTGATATTTGCATTTTACTCTCCTTTATCAGGGGTGTGAGATGCTCCGAAATAAAACGAAATAATCGCACTAGCCAGTCCTCCTAGATAACCTAATACTAAATTAATCAAAGCTTCAGAATTTTGTTCAGGTGGTTGTAAAGTAACTAAAAATATATAACCTAAAAATCCTGCGATAGTTGCTACACCAATTATTCTAGCAGTCCAATCTTTACTAAACATACTTCTAGCGTTTTGCTTGTCTGCTATTTCTAGTTCAAATACGTCAACATCAAGCTCTTTCATCTGTACTTCAAAAGCTTGTTCTGCTTTTTTAAGTTCAAGCATTTGTTCTGGCGTAGCGTTTTGTATAGCTTGTTCAATAGATTTTTGATCATTAGGAACCCCTAATACATCAGCAATCATATTGGCTGCCATGCCACCCATAGGACCTCCTATAGCTGTCCCAAGTGTTGGTGCAACAGCACCTATTATATTTTTAAATAATCCTTTCATATAAGCCCCGTAGTTACTACCGCTATAAACAACGCACCTATAAAACTGAATACGCCAAACGTAGCCATTTTAATAGTATTGTTGATAGAAGTTATTTCTATTTTTATATCAGCAAACTCGTTGAAAGCAGTCTTCCAACGTTCTGCGTTCTCTTTTTTAGATACTGCAAGATCTGCAGCTACATCTTGAACACTCAATCTTTTTTTCATATTCACACCGTATATATTGTCAAAGATTCTTTTTTACCTTTGACTTTTATTGGTTTTAATAATTTTAACTCAAAATTACAACTTTTTTTAGTATTATTCCCTATTATTAAATCTACTCCTACTTCTTTAGTTGCTGACTCAAGTCTAGCAGCAGTATTAACAGCGTCACCTATAGCACTATAATCAAATCTAGTATCGCTTCCCATGTTACCTATCACCGCTTCTCCAGTATTGATTCCTATACCAATAGCAACGCCTATATCAGCTTTTTTCATATCGTCTATAATTTTAATAGCAGTATTGATAGCTTTATCTTCATGATTTGGTAAATCTATAGGTGCATTAAAAATAGCCATCATAGCGTCACCTATGTATTTATCTACCATACCTCCATACTCTTTTACTGCGTTTGATTGTATGGTTAGTGTTTTGTTCATAATTTCTGTAACTTGCTCTGGCTCTAATTTTTCTGATAAAGAAGTAAACCCTCTTACGTCAGTGAATAAAAACGTGCACACTCTTTTTTCACCACCTAGTTTTAAAAGCTCTGGATTCTTTTGTAATAGTTTTACTTGTCGTGGATCAAGGTAATGTTCAAACTGTTTTTTAATAAGTAAACGTAGTTTATATTGTTCCCTAAACCTGAGGTAAAAAGCTACTGCTCCTATTATAAACTGACTTATGAGAGTCCAGGTAACGTCTATAAGCATACCCTTACTAATTAAATAGTATCCGCCTAAAGCCGTCACAGACGTTGTAAGGACTCCTGAAACTAACCCCCACGTTATACCTAAATAAAATAGTAAAAACCATACTAACGTTACAGTTACTACTAAAGTCAGTAACTCTAAAGCTAACGCCCAATCAGGTATATAAGGACTGTTTTGTATTAGTATACTTTCAGCAAGTGCTGCTTGTATCTTATGTGGCTCTAATAAACCTGCAGGAGTGGCTATTTGTGGCATAACTCCGTTAGCCGTAACTCCAACAAAAACAAATTTACCGTTTACATTCATTTCTTTAAGGGTAGTTTCTTCTGTTTCTACCCAGCTAACCCATTTACGACCTAAACTGTCTGTTTTAACTGGTGGTAACCCCCTAACAGCTATTTCTTGTATACCGTTTTGATTTGTAGTTATTATATACGTGGGAGTGCTAGTAAGAATTTTTAAAACCTGAGTCCCAAAAGAAGCTGACCAACCATCAGGCGTTTTTAACAACAGGGGAATCCTCCTAACTAATTGATCAACTTCTACGGGAGCTATAGCCATACCCTGTAAAATAGTATCGTATGCTTTATAATTTTCTTTCACCCCACTTACTGATATACCACCTACATCTAATCCTTTTATAACTGTGCCTGTAGTTTTAGGATAATTACCGTTAGGTGTTTCAAAAGTGGCCAACACACTAGGAGCATAACCTAAACTCGCAGCAAACTTTGAGTCACCATTTAATCTATCAGCTTGAGGAAAACTAATCACCCAACCTACGCCTAAAGCACCTTTGTTTAATAGTTCAAGCTGAATATCTGCTAATCTTTCTCTAGGCAGAGGATAACCACCTTCACGTTCTATGTCTTCTTCAGTTATATTTAATATTACAAAATTACCACTAGGTATTTGCTCTTTTATAAAAACGTCGAAAGTTTTTAATTTTAATATTTCAGTAAAATTGCTTTGAAACAGCAAAGGTAGAGTGAGAAACACTAGTAAAAGTATAAATAATTTTTTCATTATCCGCTTTGAGTAATTTTTATAACGTTATCACTTCCGCCGTTTATTTTAACAACGTTAGAAACACCATCTTGTATAAATATAACCGTGTAAGATTCACTACCATTAACATCAATCCTAACGCTTTCGTTTACTTGTCTTCTCAAACTAACAATACCACCACTTATAAGTGCTGTAATTTGTGTGTCAGGATCTTTACCGAATGAAGTACCCGCTATTTGTATACTTGTAGCTGATGCTAATACATCTTCGTCATCTATTGTTTCTAATGCATCAAGCACATCAAGTAAGTCTTCAAGGTAGTTAACATCTAAATAATTAATATCTAGTTCTGTAAATTCTAAAGTATCTTCTTTTAAGTAGTCTTCAGCAAGATAATCTATATCTAAATCATTAAAATCTAAAACACTATCAGACTGTGTGCTACTACTTTCTTCTACTAAACGTGTTTCTTTCTTAGGTGGAGACACTATAAGCATATTATCAATAAGGTCAAGAGTTAAATCAAGTATGACTGGTTTAGTAGGAGACGACTCAAACACGTTTACTGTAGTTGCTTCATACGGTTTATTCAATAAAACCGTACCCATAGCTGTAACTACTTCTATTTCACCACTAGAAAGTCCTAAAGCATCTGGGAGAAGTATGATCAAACTTCTACCTAATTCATCAACAGTAGCTGTAAAATCTGTACCCCTTATGGCTATATTTGCAGTAGGCGTTTTAAGTGATATGTTTTGTTTGTCTATACGGTTTAAATTACCAGTTATAAACCTAGCTGTACCAAGACCAAAGGTAAGAGCCATTTTAGATTTACTTGGATCAGGATCATAAATATATTCATCAATGAGAAGTTGTGAGTGTTCTGTTAATCTGACTATTGAGTCATCAAGGAATGTGATAGCCATACGACCGTTTTTAGTAACAGCTTCATCGTTGCTTTGGATAGCAAATTTTAAGTTAGCTTTGTAGGGTTTTTCTCTAACTATTTCGGCTGTGCCGTTTAGTTCAGAAATATCTCCTATATCAGCAACTTGTGCTTGTACCTTGGTCGTTTTGAATGACGCAAACAGTAGAAGCAGCAGTACCGCCAACGGATATAATTTTAAGCCAGTCATTGTCTTGTGTACTCAGTTGTGAAATATTAAAAGTTCTTGAACCACCTGTGTGATCAAGATAAAAATACCCACCCGCTGAAGCCGTAACACCTGTACCTGTATATGTAACTGTGTTATCAGAACCATCAATATCCATATAGTTAGTAGCTCCATCTATATTGATATTAGATGTGACGGTATTATTAGATCCATTTATAATCCAATCTAAATTAAGGTTAGTTGCCATAGCAGTCGTGCCTTGATTTAAAGTGAAAGTATTACCACTACCTGTTACATCTATGTTTTGATCAGAACCATCAGAACTATAAGTATCTGTAGGATCAACTTGGAGAGTAAATGTATTAGTACCTCCGTCAAATTCATAAAAACCAGTAAAATTGTCAGCGAATATGTCGCCTAGAAATTTATTGGTTGCACCAATCATATTAATATCTAACGTCATACTA